ACGAGGATCGGCTTTTCAACGGATGAAAGCGCACTGATCTCACCCAGTTTTGAAAGCTGCATGTTCTTCAGGCGCTGCGGATCTTTGGCTAGGCGGACATGGCCCATGCAACGCTCGACGTTATCAACGAACCAACGCTTGCCGTAATAGGGAACAATCGGGATGTTCTTGCCTGCGATGTAGCCAGCATCTTCAAGAATGCCGCCACCGCTCATGATGTATTTGTGAACGCGGCGACGCTTCACCCGCTTCTGGCGAACCTCGATGGTTCCAACAGCCAGGAGCGTTTCTTCTAGCGTTTCGTCTGCATCAAAGTCTGCCTGCGTGTAGCGTTCTTCCTCGCCAGTGATGGTCTGGAATATGCGGATTGTCTCGCGCACTTCTTCAACGCGGTAATATTCGGCAACGAACACAACGTCGGGAGTGTCCCAGTCAAATTCAAACTGGTGAATTTCCTTCGGCCATGTGGTTGGATCGTCGTTCCATTCAGCCTGATAGGCTTCGCGGGTCATGGAGTAGAGGACGAAGCAATATTTAGCGTCAGACTTGTCCTGGCGCTTTGCGTCTAGATCGAAGAATACGCTGCTGTCAGCGTCATAGATCGGTTCGAAGCGGATGCGCTGCTTTTCATTCTCATCGTCTTCATCGTCTTCATAGACGGTACGCAGACGCCATGCACCGAAGCCACCGCCAACACCTTCCTCGAAAGCATTGTCGAAAGCTTCATCTGCAACGCTGTCCTGTTCGTCAGCGCGATACAATCCGTTGCAAGTCTCAGCCAACTTGTCGTTGCTGCTTCCGTCCTTGGATACGAAATCAACGCCGATGCGGTTGTTGCGGTATTCGTTGATGATACGAATGACGCTTAGGTGAACCTTGTTTACCTCAAAGCGTGGCTTGTTCTCGAACTGCTCACCGATGGGGCCTTCCCACTGTGCGCCAGCCAGTGAATAGAAACGGCGATCCTGAAGGCACTGCAAGCGTTCATCGCGCATGGATGACTGACAGCGGTCAAACTCAGTCAATGCCGCCTGATGCACATTGCCGAGCCGTTGTTCTCTATTCAGTCGAGCCATTTACCACCTGTTCACCGTTGCTAGAGGCTGGACCTCAACAGCCTTTTTAGGTGCTGCTCTACGACTTGCCTCGCACGCATAACGCAGCGCGTCTATTAAGTGATTATCACGATCTGCAAGAACTGGCAATACTGCGCCTGTCAGCGGGTCGGTCTTATAGCTGTAGCAGGATAGCTCATCAATCGTATGCTTGCAGCGGGGATGGACCACAATGTCATGCGACTTGAGCCATTCGATCCCTTCTTCAACAGACTTCGGGCCTTTGATTGCTGGCATGATCTTGGGGAAGCCGTGGCGCTGCATATGGCTAATTGTCTCAGGCCGGGCGCTGTCAGCAACGATAGGCCATTTCTCGGACTCTGGCACGGTCAGGAAAAGATCAGGCGTGTCCATAATTTCACAACCCACCCGATAGGCTTCATGATCGACATAGATCGTGCGTCCGATAACATGACAGCGGATTAGGACTGTCGGGTCTGAAGCAAAGCCCCAGTCAGCGCCGAAGCGATGCGTTGCGTCTTCAGGCGTGTCAAACTCCTCGATGCTCCAGTTGCGGAACACCCGTGCCTCGCTGTTGCTGAGATAGCCACCGAGCCAGACGTGCTTGTATTTGTCAGGATCGCGGCTTCGATCATATTCCATCTCGGCTTTGAGAACGTCAGGGAACCACGGATTGCGATCCCAATTAACGCGTAAAAATATTGTTTTTGGCGGCTTGGTTTCACCAACAAACATTACATCCACTGGATCGGTTTGGTTTTTAGGATTCCAAGTAAAATATATTTGGCTGCCAGGTTTGCGGATTGTTGGTATCAGGATGTCCAAGCTGGCTTGACTAACAGTCTGCGCCTCTTCCACCCAGCAGACATCAATGCCCTCGATTGACTTAATGCTGTCAATGTTTGAGCGCAGGCCAGCGAATAAAATTAAAGATCCATTTTGTCCGCGTATCTCTGTATCAGTTGACACAAAGAATTCTTGCAATCCAGCACGCGCAATGGTGTCATCAAGCAGCCGCTTCACAGAATCTTTGATTGATTTCTGGATCTCACGGGCGCACAAAATACGAAGCGGTTTAGATGCGGCGCGCAGAATCAACGTTGTAGCGACAGAATAACTCTTCGCGCTACCTCGGCCACCCAATAGGGCAAAATACCTAGCCTCCTCATCAAACAGGCTTTCACACCATTCTGGTAATTCAAGATTAGCCATGCGTTGGTTTTACAAAGCGAACGGTAACATCAGTTTTAATATCGCCATTGACGCTTAGCTTTGATGGAGCGTCTAGGCCGATCATTGCGTTGATGGCTTTAACAGCGTTCACCTTGTCGCTTGGCTTGGCGTCCTGGTCTACACCTTTGGCTATCGTGGAGAGAACATCAAGGCTGTCTGCCATAGTCCAAACGACACGTTCAGCGATTGCGGCTTTGAGTTCAGCAACCCTTCCCGATATATTCCCGTCAGCCATTAGCTCACAAGCGCGCTTATATGTGGTCTCAGGCTTAGTTGTAGGCTTCACATCAAAAGCTGCTCGATAAGCGTCAGCTTGGCTTTTGCCTTGTGCGACTTCTTGAGCAAATCGCTCTTGTTTGGGTGTCAATGCCATTGTCTCAGCTTCCATAAAAGGACTGGTAAAGCCACTATAGCAATTCCTATGCTACCAAACAAGCCGATGGCAGTCCAAAGTGCAGCGAGACCTAATGCGTCTCCCTTCGCCATCACATCACCCCATAGTGCTGAAGGTAGAACTTCGCCCAGGCGTCTGTTGGGTAACGCTCGGCTTTCCAGTTATCGCGTAAAGCAGCCTTTGACATTTTGCCTCGTTTCCATCTGTCTAGGTCTATCAGAAATTTTGTGCGGCTATTCGGGTTTGCGGAGCCTCTGGACATATCCCTCACCCTCTCGACGTAGCAACCCAGTCTCTACGCAAATGCGTTTCCAGCGCTCTGGCTTTGCGTCGATCACGGATTGATCAACTGGGCCATCGCGTAAATCAGCAACGAACTGATCGAATACCGACTGCGTGAAGTCTTCGCACTTACGCAAGGCTCGATCTTTGCGTGTCGGTGGCGTCCGATATTCACCTAAGAAGCTTAGGCATTGGCGCGGCGTGGGGAACCAGTCCAATTCGCGGCAAGCCCTCTCGGTCATGTAGGACAAAGCTTCCTTGCTATATCCGCCGAGCAATCGAACATAAACCGCGAACCGCTTCTGCCCTGTTGCCTCATCAATGTTTTTCGCTGGCAGGGTTGCTGCGATGAATTCAAGCTGCCGAGCAATCTCTTGCGGACTTGCCAGATCCGCTTCAGCGGGGAGCGATAAGGCGAGTTGGCGAAGCTTGTCGCATTCCTCCATCGTCATCAAAGGTTGGGAAAGCATCCTCTCGATTTCCGACTTCGCGGAGGACAGAGAGGAAGCCATCGGCTTGTTTTCTGTTGCTTGCAGAATTGTTTTGACTGCTGCTGATATGTGCATTTTGCCTGTCCTTAATTTCGTAGAGGTCTGTCCATCCGTTCATCGTGCTGCGATCCAGCACCTCGGCAATATCCTGTCCAGCGTGACGCATTTTATCCAGTTTGCTTAAAGCTCGCGTGTAACCTCTATCGGTTAAGGGTTTCTTAAGCTTTAACCTCATATCAATCCAACCATACCAAGCGTCCAATGGCATCCAGTCAGGGATATAAATTGAACCCATTTTGTTAGGGGGACTATAGGGGGTTATATCATCTGGTTTAATATCTGTGTTTATATCTGGTATAGGTTCGCCCTTCTGGTCATTTTCATTTGACCTTTTGGGCAAATCGGATTTTCCAATAGGGCAAGTCGGTGCATACCATTTTGTTCGATCATATGCGGACTTGTTGAAAGATCCGCTGATAAGCAAACCATCATCCTCCAGCTTGGTCAAAGCCGTGCGAATTTGCTTTCCAGTCAGATAGGGGAATAGATCAGCGAATGCCGAAACGCTGTTATACGTCCACCACAAGCCATCGTGAAAATGCTTGTTGTTGGCTGCGTTCTTTTCAGCCCACCAAACGATGTTTTGGAAGATAACGGCGGCGTTCAAACCGACCTTGGCGGCAACCTCTGGATCGAAGCTGTGCCGACTCATAACACAATGCCTTGCGTTATGGTTTTATGGCGTGTATTACTCAACATACTCAATGCCTCTCCTAACTAGGCGTTGTTTAGGGCGGGTTGAGCGATGCCTCTCTAACGCTCCCCGCCCGCCCCACTAACCATAAAATGCGCTTTAAGTCAATCTCAGTTCCCAGTCAGGATATAGATGTCTGAACAAAGCAGCACGCAGGGGGAAGTCTCGAACAACGAAGCCCTTCACGTCTTCAGCGATAAGCTTCCCACGCTCCATATAGGTAAAGTCGGGTCTATAACTTGCCACCCGTCCGTTGCCCATTTTGAGGGGCTTGCCGTTGACCATAAACTCGAACTTCGGCTCAATGGTCAAACCCTCAATCTCCCTGCCTCGCTGTAACAGGTGCAGTTGATCGCAACGCTTGGCTTCACGCTTTGAGGCGTGAAGATGCCCATTCGTGCAGGCGGTTTTCTTGGCGAAATATTTAGTCACGCAAAGCCCTCTCCACCCGTTCGACCGCTGCGGCAAACTCATCGTCTCGCTCGATCAGGTTCTCGACAACGCGCACGCCATGAAAGGCTGTGCTGTGATCTGTGCGGCCTAGCATATTAGCCATCTGCAGATAGGACATATGTCCACAGTTGCGGCTCATCACATACCAGGCGACTTGCCTAGCCCTTACAGGCTTCTTTGATCTGCTGGGGCTGGTCAGTGATTGCTTGTCGATGTTAAATTCATTCATCACCGCTGTGACCACTGCCGAGCCACTGTTACGTCTGCGGCGCTCGATGTGCGGAGGCGAATACCATTTTGGGAACATATTCATTTTGCCAGCCTCGTATAATATTCAATTTCGTGCGGCTTCAGCTTGCTGTGTTTCAGATGATATTTTGCCAGCGCGGCAAGCAACGGATCATCTGTTCTGCGGCGAACATGACCGCGAAAGCTTCGATCACGCTTAAAGTCCCAGCCAGATGGGTTGCCCTGCCCTGGCAGATACTTCTTTGGAAGCGATGCACGCATTTTAGCCATGTCAACCCTCGACAAAGTAACGCCGAAGCGGTGGCGAACATGAGCGAGGATCGTACTGTCATCGCTTATGTATGTTGCGAGATAACGAGCCAGTGCGATTGGCGTCGATGGTGATTCGTAAATCATGCCTGAAGCCTTTCCAAAAGATCTTGACGGCCCATTTCTTTGGCGATCTGCATTGCTTTTTTGCGTGCAGCAACTCGGCTGGGTAGGAAGCGTCCGTCATTGTCACGGGCTTGCTTAGGCTTGAGCCAGCGGGATAAAATCTTAATCATGGCTTTTCTCCTTATGAATTATTTTCCATTGTGATTTGATCTGGTCGGGCCGGATAAATTCAAAGCCATCTTCTGAAGCAATGCGCCAGTTACATGGCGCGGCGGATAAAAGGCTACTGCATCGAACGAAGCCGACACAGTAGCTAGGTTCCCACTGGGAAATGCGTCTAAACCAGTGGGGTAGGAGCTCACTGCTCTTTTGCCCTTTTGAATATCACTTCCAAGGCAATCAGCGTGCGCAGGTTGATTGGTATCTCCTGGCGCTCCATGCGTGAAATGATAGAGTGATGCACGCCAAGCTGTTCAGCTAACTGCGCTTGTGTCCACCCCAGGGCTTTGCGTTCTGTGTAAATGTTCATGGAGCGGCATTATGCCTATCTGACACCATCAATCAAGCACTTTATTTGCATGATGCAACAGATAACGCTTGCAGCACTGAAAAATGTGCGTAAAGTGGGGGCAGCAACAACGGAGGCAAAAATGCAAAAAGTCATTTACCCAGAGTTTGATAACCCAGAGACCAGCGACGAAGAGCGCGCATTGATCGAGCGTCTTAAGGCGCGGCCAATGTCAGCCGATCTTGCCGAGCGCATCGAACGTATCAACAAAGCTTTTGGAGTGCAGTCATGAACGGAGGCTTACAGCAGTTCGCCCGTCTTCTGGAAAGAATTGATCGGATAACCGCCAAGGCCGTCGAGCCTGTTAGTGTGGAATTTTGGCTTAACGCCAGCAATCGGGAATGGGATGCAGAAATGGCCCGCAGATATGGCGCCGACTGGAAAAACCTAGATGATGCTGATGATATGACGCAGCAAGAGTGGAATGAATGGAAAGCAGAACAAGAGGCAAATTATGACTGTTAAGTTAAACATCGCCCAGCGCATTAATGCTGCAATGGCTGACGTGGATTATATCCAGAAGGAAAAGAAGTCGGGCATGAATTACAGCATTGTCTCGCACGATGCTGTAACCGCCAAAGTGCGCCCGATCCTACAGAAGCATGGCGTGGTCTATTATCCCCGCGATATGCAAGTTGAGCAATCAGGCAATCGCACGCAGGCTGTATTTACGGTGCGCTTCGAAAATATTGATGATCGCTCCGATTATATCGACGTTGCGACCTTCGGCTATGGTGTAGATCCGCAGGACAAGGGGCCGGGCAAGGCAATGTCCTATGGCGTCAAATATGCGCTGCTTAAGGTTCTTGGGCTGGAAACTGGTGACGATCCAGACGAAGTTCAGGACAAGCGCGCCGATCACAATCCGAACAAGCCGATTGACCAGACGCAATGCGATACGCTGCGCACGCTGATCGAAGCCAGCGGATCGAACATCGTGGCATTCTGCAAATACTACGGGATCGAATCGCTGCCGGAATTGCCTGCAAACAAATTCGCCCATGCAGAGAAAAGCCTGCAAACCAAACTGGCGGCTAAGGGCGAAAAAGAATGATCGAGCAGCGCACAACCGAATGGTTCGCACAACGCTGCGGCCATCTTACCGCTTCACGCATTGCCGATATGATGGCGCGCACCCAGAAAGGCTGGGGCGCGTCTAGGGCAAACTATGCCGCCCAGCTTATTGCAGAGCGCCTGACAGGTGTTGCGGAATCTGGATTCACAAGCGCAGCGATGCAGCATGGCATAGACACAGAAGCAGCCGCTAGAGCCGCCTACGGCTTCATGCAGGACGTCGAGGTTATCGAAGCCCCATTCGTTCTGCATCCCCGCCTGGCATGGTCTGGTGCGTCTCCTGATGGCTTTGTGGGCGATGATGGGCTGATCGAGATCAAATGCCCGAATACCGCAACGCACATCACCACACTGCGCGGCGGCGAGATCCCCGACAAATACATCAAGCAGATGCAATGGCAGATGGCCTGCACCGAAAGAGATTGGTGCGACTTCGTTAGCTTTGATCCGCGAATGCCGGTTGAAATGCAATTGCACATTCAGCGGGTTGATCGGGACAATGACTTGATCGCGGAGATTGAAAGCGCCGCGATTGGGTTCCTTACTGAGATTTTGGCAACCGTCGCAGAACTAGAAACCATTTATAGAAAGGCAGTATAATGACAGTTATTACAACCATCGTCGGCAATGTCGGCAAGGATGCGGTTTATAAGGAAGGGCAAAGCGGAAAAGGTTTCGTTAGCTTTTCCGTGGGCGCATCAGTGGGCTGGGGCGATAAGAAGGAAACGCTCTGGTTCGATGTGACGAAATGGAACTCTAGCCCCAAGCTGGCAGAGATGGTTCTAAAGGGAACCAAGATCACCGTGATCGGTGAATTGTCCACCCGTGAGCATAATGGCAAGACTTACCTGCAAATCAATGCGCAGACTGTCGATCCGCAAAGCCGATCAGGTGCTGGCAGTGACAGCCAACCACAACAACCAACCACCGCAGGCTATGCCGACGATCTGGACGATTCAGTTCCGTTCGTTAGTGCGACACCCACCCTTGAAATGGAGATTTTCTAATGAACGTAGCAGCAGACCAACTCCGCCTATATCTGGAGCGCATCGAGCGCCTTGAGGAAGAAAAGCGCGGCATATCGGAAGACATTAAAGAAGTTTATTCCGAAGCCAAATCAAGCGGCTTTGACGTGAAAGTTATGCGCCAGATCGTAAAGCTGCGCCGAATGGAAACCCATGTTCGCCAGGAATGGGAAGCCGTTCTCGAAACATATAAAGACGCACTGGGTCTTTAAGATGCTGCCACCCCGTCGCCCACAAGCTGCAAAGCGTCCCAAGCGGTTCGTATCGCCAGCGCATTGCAAGTTCGTTCGCTCCCATGCCTGCTGCGTGTGCCAGACCTATGATCATATCGAGGTTGCTCACGTCAGAACGGGAACGAACGGGGGGATGGGGTTAAAGCCTGGCGATTATTGGACGATCAGCCTTTGTCGCGATTGCCATTCCGAACAGCATAGGATCGGTGAGCAGTCTTTCGAGACAAAGCACGGCATCAACATGAAAGAACTTGCAAGGGCATTTGTCAAAGCCAGCCCGAAGCGGAGTGAGTTGGAAAGGGCGCGTGATGGATAAGCGCACGATCAAGCTGGTATCAAAGGCGCACCGAGATCGAGCCGCAAGCCTTATCTATCAGGCTCCACAAGGCTATGTCATGGCGATAGGCGAAGAAACCCGCACGCAAGAACAGAATCGCCTTATGTGGCCCTTGATCGCAGACATACAGGCGCAGGTTCCAGGGACAGCCACATTCTCAGCCGATGATATGAAATTGCGCTTTCTGCACGCATTGGGCCAGGAGATGCGCTTCCTGCCGGAACTGGAAGGCGCTGGAATGTTTCCCTGCGGTCAGAGATCCAGCACGCTGTCGAAGTCGCAATTTAGCGCATTGATCGAGCTTCTATTCCAGTATGGCGCAAAACATGGCGTGCGCTGGTCGGACAAATCACAGCGAACGATTGACCTGAATGTAAAATAATTATTTTGTGCGAATTATTCTCTTGCAATATGTGCGAAGGTAATTATTCTGCCCACATCAACAAAGCAGATCGGAGTTACCAACATGACACAAATTTACATAGTTCGCACCAAGGACATGAGTCTTATCCGCCGCGTAAATGCGCGTAGCGATCAGGAAGCGATTTCCAAGGTTGCACGCAAGCACGGTGAGCGAGATTATTTGGCCTATCTGTTCTAAGGGAGAACGCAAATGCCGATAGAAGCTTTTATCCTGCTGGGAATCATCCTCTGCATGTCGGTCGTGGTTTATGACGAACTTTTCAAGGGAGGCAAATAATGCTTGCTGCTGAATTCACCAAAGGCCGCAAATCTGGTGCGGATACGCTCGACATTACGCGGATCGTCAATGGTCAGCGCACATATCTCGAAAGCTATGAAGTCTTGGGCAAACGCGAAGCCCGTAAAGTCGCGCAATCATTGGGCGCTACGCCTTGGAATTTTTAAGGATCAATCATGAAAAAAGAATATGTCACCGTCAGAATGTCCAGCGATCTTCGTGCTAAAATTACCGAGATGGCGAAGGCGGATATGCGTTCAGTGAGCGCCCAGATCCACATCATGCTTGAACGGGCTGTGCAGGAGAAAAGCAATGGCTGATCAGACTCAAGAGCTTGAAATCCTCCAAAAGGCCGCAGTGGCATTTGAAGAGCTTGATCGCGTCACTACACGCAAACGCCAGCTTGATGAGGAGATTCGCAGTCTCTGCCGTCAATTTGACATTGCAGGACGTGTCTGGGGTTTCCAGCCGCACAATTTACGCCGCGCATGTGAGGCACGCGGTATTATAGACATAGCAGCATGAGAGGAAATGCAATGCGTAAGTTTACAACTCTATTAACTGCCTGCGCTCTTCTGTGGCCATCAGCAGCATATTCGCAAACTCTGTCCGATACCTGGACGTATATTTCAACAACCGACAAGGGGACGGATATTTACGCCCTAAGCGCCGATCTGTTGAAGGGCCGATCATACCACACTAACGCGCCAGTGTGGGTGAAGATGGATAATGGCGACGATTATAAAACCGTGTCAGGCTCCAGGACGCTGTATTCTGTCAATTGCGTGGCGCGCACCTATTATTCCATCCAAACCACCTTTTATTTTCGAGATGGCACGCAGGAAACAGAGCGAAAGATTGGGACAAAAACTGCGATAATTCCAGAAAGCAATATGGAAACTATTGCTGAAGTTCTTTGCAGCGATGTTAGCAGTGTTCGTAATGCTCCGACCGTCCGCACCGTCCCCAATGATGAAACGTGATTTGCCAAGCAGCAAAGGAACCGACATGAACGAACAGATGATCGAGGCGGCCATGAAGGCAATGCGCGAGGAACAAAGGGCCAATCAGAACCTTGAATTGGGTTTTGACGATGACGTTTACGACTTGGCCGTGCTTACCATAGCCGCAATCGAACCCCTCATCCGTACGCTTGTCTTCCAAGAGATACGCGAAGCGGCGGAAGCGGTAACAGACGCATATGCTCAAGATGAGTGCGGCCAAGCGATTGTTGCGGCCCTGAAAGCACTGGAGAAGCAACCATGACTGATGAAGAATTGATCGCCAAGTTGCGAGATTTGACTGCAAAAGCAACGACTGGCTTAGGCGCTTGGTCCGTCTGCACTGGAGATTTAATTGCCGTCGATTATAACGATGAAACCCCTTGGTTTATCGCTCGCGGCCCGTCATGTGAAGGCGACAGGCTTGCTCTCGCCGCCGAAGCGGTCAACGCTTTACCGCACCTTATCGACCGCATCGAAGCCCTCACCGCCGAGGTCGAAGAACTGCGGGAATATTTAAGTAGCGCACTTGAGACATTGAGAGACGCAGGGGTCTGTGATGACAAATGCAGCCTATGCAATGAAGCGTTTGCAGCACTGGAGAAGAAATCATGACTGACGATTTAGTGAAGCGGCTGCGGAGAACATACCGCAAGGAATACGCGCCGACGAGATCAATGTGTGGCGACAATTCAAACAAACCGTTTCCGTTCCCTATTTTGGCGACCGAGGTTCCGGTTAATCCCGATGGCCACGAAGCAGCCGACCGCATCGAAGCCCTGCAAGCCGACAAGGCGAAGCTGCGGGAGACGCTGAAACAGATAGAGGCATCAACGTATCCGCGACCGCTTGGGAAGTCGTGGCGCATGGATTTGTCCTCCAGCAAGCATGACCGCTGCATCCATGATGAGTGGATGTATGATACCTGCGAAGGTTGCCTTGATGATTTTATCCGCAAAGCACTACAGGAGACAGAACAATGACCCACCATCCCGAATGCGAAGACGCGACCGGCGCGTATCCCGGTAGCTGCACCTGCGCCGCTATCAAGCGGAGGGAAGCACTGGACGATCTATTCGCCAGTGATGCCGACCTTATAGACGTAGAGGAAAGCAACCATGACTGACGATCTGGTGAAGCGGCTGCGTGTTGGTGACTACTACCCAGACGGAGACATTGGCTACCACGAGATAAGTCCCGACAAAGTTGATGCGCTGTGCGAACAAGCCGCCGACCGCATCGAAGCCCTCACTGCCGCGTTGGAAAAGTTCGATGACCTGATCCAATACCAATACACAGGATCGCGTGAAGCCATGAGTGCAATGGCAGAGGCGGCGCAGGAAGGAGCGCGTGTCCTCGGTAGAGGAGCGTGGAAAGAGGCAGGCCAACCGTGGCTGTGGACTTACGACGCGCATTTGAAGGAGAAGAAACCATGACCGACCACACCAAAAATTGTGACTGGCATGTTGACCAGTATCCGTGGGAATGCACCTGCGGA